CCCGTGTACACAATCGAGCTCATCTGCTTACGAATTAACGAATCTGCCGTTGCCATATGAAACTGCTCTAAAGACTCTATCTCCTCGTTCTTAGAATAGGACGACTCCGGATGATCTCCAGCAAGACCAGCTAATTGTAACTCTCCTCTGGCCATCGAACCCTTCATGGACGGTTCTTCAACTTCTCTTGAGGTAACTACCAAAGCACCTTCTGAAGCCTTCTCTTGATCCTGTAAAGCTAGCGCAACATTCGCCTCAGTAGGTCGTTCAAAAGTGAGAGTCAGACCGCTCTCATTGCTCATGACCGCGACTATAACCTTCGCTGCCGTCATTGGGTCAACTTCCAAAGATTGGCACATCTGGGAAAAAACATCAACATCAAATTTGTCAGACTCCCTTAACACCGATAACTCTGAAAGTGCATTGTACATCACTTCCGTTTCTTCCATCTTCTTCCTAATGTCAAGCGCAGGCATGTCCACAGAGGCCTTGTACTCAGTCACTAATCTGTCGTGGAAGGTCACATATAGATCAGGCACCCTGATCTCTAATGCGTCGCCTGCCACTCTGATAAGTTTCCTGTTCAAGAGCCTCTCTTTCACGGAGGGAAATGCGTTCCCAAACGCCAGCGAAATCTCATCCCACACATGCTGGCACACCGTTTTCGAACCGAGACTAAACTTGCTAATCAGTAAGTCATCCTTTAGAACGGCAAGCTTAGTATGCAGGTAAAACGTCATGGACAAGGATTGTAACAAAGATTTGTCCACATCCCATTCGGACCTCGCTGTCACACCGTTAATGATTACCCTCGATCGAATAGATTCGACGAAGGACAAAACATTTGCGTATGTAAGAGCTTTCGCCTGGTATGTTCGAATGTGGTTAAGCACTGTAAACACGAAATCCTTGGACACTAAGACTTCCTTGCGCGTCCTCTTACTAGTCTCCAAAGAAATGTCGAATAATGGTACGATGACCATATCCCTCATTTTGGGAAACCAGTAATTGACTGATGATGAATCCTCAAGGAGGATTCTCTCGCTGTTGCACATTGCAAGAGTCTTTTTGTAATGCCACGCGTCTTCCATTGCAGTATAAAACTGCTCACTATCTACACTTTTATGGGCCACACCTTTGTACAAAAGAAAAGTATCTATTCTAGAAAACTTACAAAACCAGGTATTAACTCTGGTGACTAAAAACTCCTTCATGTAAACCTCTCTATTAGAGGCTGGGAAGTAAGTTTTGCACACATACTTAAGAATATTAGAATAACTATGACAGTAATTGAGAGTACTCTCTGATGCAAAAGAAAAGGTCAACTTGTCTCCATCGCGCGAAAAACACGCGTTGATTTCGTCCAAATTGACGTATGAATCTTCAAGAAGCAGGTTCTCAGAGAAGTGGAAAGCGGCATAGCACGTATGGACATTTTTCCTCAAGAGTGCCGCCCCGAACTCATCGGCCGGTATGTCATATATGCTGTGTAGCGCAATGGCATACACTCTGCCTGATTGCTGCATCGGCTGATGTTCGCATGTCTGGAAAGTATTGTGACAGACAGCGTCTTCAGGAATTTCTGCGTATCTGTCAAATGCTTCCTTTTGGAAGTTGGGGACTGTTTTCCCCCCTCTCTCTAGCCTAGAAAGGTATAGTTCAATACTGTCTTTCTGGCCTTCATGCCGCATGATGTCTCGAACGTCCAGGTTGGGCATGCAGCAGTGTACATATGCTCGTCCCTTGAACAGATGCGATGCAAAATTCCCGCCTATGTCATAAGTCAATGATCCGTAGGGAATTTGCATCATCAGATATTCCAGTTCTAAAGATCGCAATCCACCTGCAAGCGAATGCACGGCGTTTTGCGTGTTATAAAATGTAATTTGGAATTCTGGATACGCCCGGGTAGCAATAAGCGTCTGCTCCTCGCTTATTACTTTTGAAAAGTTCACCTTGGGCCTGCGGTCACGAGCGTTAAACTCTTCAACCGCTGTGTCGTAAAGACGACGCTTTGCTAGATCATTGACCAAGGAGTTGTTTCCTCGGACAGTGTCCAGCAAAGCTGATGTGGTAGCTGTCTGTGTGTATGCCATTGTAAT